TCCGTGACAGTGCCTGTTGGGGGCTTCACGGGGACGATGGTCTTGGCAACCGACCAAGGAACAGCCAGCTACGGAGTGACAATTCCGGCGGGCGCTTATGACATTGGCGGCAGGGGTGGTCTGTATTTCCCCGGCACCGCACTCGTGGGGCAGTTGATCCGCGACGGGGCTTTAAGTGAAGGTGAGGCTGCGGCGACCGAGGCTTATTTTGTGGCAAACGGCGCGACTGCCGGTTATGGTAGTGTGACTGACTTTACAGAGTTTTGGCGGGGATGGGCGGAAATCACCAGTTTCCCTCTGCTTGACACGTCAGCAGGGACTAACTTTAGATTTGCTTGGTTAGGCTGCACTGGCCTAACCAGTTTCCCCCTGATTGACACGTCATCAGGGACTAACTTTGAATTTGCTTGGTTAGGCTGCACCAGCCTCACCAGTTTCCCTCTGCTTGACACGTCAGAAGGGACTAATTTTATTAATGCTTGGCTTAACTGCACCAGCCTGACGAGTTTCCCAATGATCGACACGTCGTCAGGAACTAACTTCTATTCAGCGTGGTATAACTGCTCAAGCCTCACCAGTTTCCCTCTGCTTGACACGTCGTCAGGAACTAACTTCTATGCAGCGTGGTATGGCTGCACCGGCCTTACAAGTTTCCCTTTGATCGACACCTCATCGGGGGCTAGTTTCTTGAATGCGTGGTATGGCTGCACTGGCCTAACCAGTTTCCCCCTGATTGATACCTCATCGGGGACTAATTTCTCCCTTGCTTGGTATGGCTGCACTGGCCTAACCAGTTTCCCCGCTAACGCCTTTGATAGTATAAATGGCGGGAACTTTACCGACGCATTTACAAACACCGCCCTAACCCAAACCAGCATCGATAACATTCTGGTGTCGCTCGTGGCATCCGGTATTGCAGCCGGGACGCGGGTATTCGACCAGTCGGGCGGCTCTGCACCATCCTCAACTGGTGAGGCTGCTATCACTACACTTCGGTCACGCGGCTGGACCGTCACAGTAACAGGAGGCTACTGATATGAGACTAACAATCGCTTGCCCTGATGCGTTGCGGGATGATGCCAACAACCTTGCAATGATCCTTGGATACGGCCCGGCTGACGCGGCAACCTACGTCGCACTGAACTGGCAGGACGCGAACGGCAATCTCTACGCCGTCGCAAGCCTACCTGTGTCAGCCGCATTCACCACAACAGCACAGAGCGGCCTACAGCGGCCCACATGGGACACTGACAACCACGTCAACATGGCCGCATCTAACCGCGCACATGCCGCGCTGGTGTTCAGCCTAGAGCCTGTGCTGGCCATGCCCGACAAGCTGACGGCCTGTGTGGGTGACGACGCGCTGGCAACGCTTGCAGCAATGGGGCTGACGCAGGTTGATGTAGATGTATGACCGACGCAGCCAAGCGCATGATGGACGCGGCCAACACCGAGGCGCTGTTTGCCGCAGCGCATTCCGCATTGCCGCTTGAGGCCCGCAAGGCGGAACTGCTGGCAAAGATGCGCCGCCTGCATTATGATGCCAACATTGGGCAAGGGTTCAGCCCAGATGATGCGCTGATACTCTGCATGGAATCGGTGCAGCTAAAATAGGAGAGGGTCATGTTTTTCGTTTTCAAATCGGGAAGCCCCAACGATGGCGCTTGTTCTGGGGGGCTTGGGGACTGCACTGGTACGTTTTCGACGCTCGAAGCTGCGAAAAATTCTGTGGCTAGCCTGGCGCGGTACGACCTTGAAGAAGTCGAAATTTTGGACGGGTGTACAGGGCTAGAGTACTCAGTCGACCGTGACGGGGAACAGTGGGTCAGTCGTATGGTAGCAACCTAAAATGACAACCCGCGACACTCGCAAAGCGTTCCTGAAGCTGCTGGATGGCACCTGGCCCGGCGTCCAGTCGGAGTTTGTCGCGGCCATGAAAGCTGTGCAGAGCCAAGCGGATATGAAGGCTCTTGAAGCTGCCATTGCGCGCGGTGATGTGGACGCAGCCTTCCGGGCGCTTCGGTTCGACGCCGCCGATCTGTTCAAAACAGATACGGCAATCACGGCGGCGATGGTGGCTGGCGGCAATTACCAGATGGGCGCGTTCCAACACGCGACCCGCCGCGCCCCTATTGCCAACCGGGTTGTGCAGTCGTTTGGAGGTCGGAATGAGCGGACCGAACGTATCGCGCTGGATCTTGGATCAAAGCTGGTGACTGAGGTGCTGGACGATACGCGCGTCCTGATAGCCCAGACGATCAGGGCCGGGCTGGAGGCAGGCGCAGGGCCGCTGCGCACCGCGCTGGACATTGGCGGGCGTGTAGTCAACGGCAAGCGGCAAGGCGGGCTGGTGGGGCTGCACAGCACGCAGGCGGAGTATGTGCAGAATATGCGGACCGCGCTATCATCTACAAACGGCGTTGGGGTTCGCAGGATCGTAACGGACCCTGTGACAGGCGCGCAGCGGGCGGTCAAAGACTTCTGGATTGGTCGAGACGGCACGCTGAAAAGCACATTCACCTTGCGCAACAAGCAATCCGACGCCGCCATTTTCCGCGCCATTCGTGACGGCACAACTTTGCCACAATCCGCGATTGATCGGGCCGCGCAGGGATATTCAAACAATCTGTTGCGGCAACGCGGCGAAACAATCGCACGGACTGAAACAATGAAAGCCTTGAGCGCGGGGCGGCATGAAGCAGTCGCACAGCTTATCGAAAACCCGAACAATGATGTGCGAGCCGAGGACACAAAAGGCAAGTGGGACTCCGCTGGTGACGGCAAGGTGCGCGCGACACATGCGGCTGCGAACGGGCAGACTGTGCAATATGGTGAGCCGTTTATTGTGGGCGGCTATTCCATGTTGCACCCCCTCGACTCAAGCCTAGGCGCACCGGCTGAGGAAATTATTCAGTGTCGGTGTTACGAGGAAATCATAATCGACTTCTTTGCGAGGTTGACCTGATGGTGCAGTATACATTCGCCACGCTGGACCAGTGGACGAAAAAGACCGAAAAGCGAATTAACGCCGTTCTGAAAGATGCAACTCAATCTGTCATTTCCGTTGCCCAGACTTCAAAAGAACACGGCGGGCGGATGCCTGTTATCACAAACAAACTAAGGGGTAGCATGCAATCGTCAATCGCGGGCGGTGCGTCGGGTGAAGGTGAAGAGTCACACATCATGGTAGCGGCCACCATGAAGGGCGGCGATCTGGCAACCTTTACTTGGACAGCAGAATATGCAAGGCGTGTAAATAACGGCTTTGTTGGTGATGACAAGCTGGGCCGGACTTACAACCAAGTCGGCGCGCACTTTGTCGAAGGCGCCGTCGATCAATGGCCCGCGATTGTGCGGGCATCTATCGCAAAGGCAAAGGCGAGAGTCGGATGAAACACAAGGAAATCAAAACAGCCCTGCGCACGCGCCTGGCCGCCACGCCATCCGCGCCGCCTATCGTCTGGGGTGAAAACGCGCCGGGTGTTTATGACACGCCGTCGCTGCAATATATCACGCCGGATCCACCTTATTGGTTGGCCTATTTTACCACTACCCCGCCCGAGCGGTTCGGGCTTTCAAAGTCAAGCCTGATGACTGTTCGGCTGTTTGTGGCGGTCTTTGTGCGGGAGGGTACGTTCGAGGATGATGCCGACGACCAGGCGCAGCGCGTCATTGACCAATTCCCCATCGACCTGATACTATCCGCCGGAGACGGTCAAATTCAGGTGGCAGACATGGGCGACCCACAACCAGGCGCGATAGACGGCGCATACTTTCGCAAGAACGTGTCGATCCGTTGCAGCGCAATCTTTCAAAGGACACCCTGACCATGAAAATCAGACCTATCACTGGCGCGCGCATCGTCACAATGCCGACAAAGACCGGCACGACACCCGCCATGGCCTACAACGGCAAAACGCCAAAGGTTGGCGACGTGCTGCAATTCGCAATGCCCAACGGCGTTACCTATTCCGCCACGGTGGCTGATGCCACCGAAGCAGGTGGTGAAGTTCTGGTTGAATTTACATCGGGTCTTGTCCCGGTCCTGAAATAGGCATCCCGCCTATCCACGCCCATGAAAGGAAATTATCATGGCACTTACTGAAGGCATCGGCGGGTTTCTGTCCGTCTCGGCGGCCACCCCCGCA